GTTACATCAAGTAATGTAACTGTGCTACGGCTTATTCAGCCGCCTTTTCAGGTGTGACTTTCGCAGCTTCTACGACTTCGGCAGCTGCTTTTTCGACCAGACCGAGTTCCTCGGCTTCTGGTCGATTCGCTTCGTCATCGAGGAACTCGATAAGCTTCGCTGGGTCGTTATCAAAACGAGCCCTAATTTGAGCCGGTAAAGACTCAAATTCATCTTGAGCCGCTAAAACGCGGTTCAAAGCGGTATGATAATCACTAATACCGCTAAAATCGCCATAACGTGGCGATAATGGGGCTTCCGGTAGGATCCCTGTAATACTAAACTTTTGAAGAATTGTGTTAATGTCACATTCTTCCTTAAAATGCTGCTGAGCCAGAGTTGGCTCCTCACAAGCCAACCCTGACTCATTAGATGCAGCATTAGTATCATAGTTATAAGGGGTTCGCAAAAATAAAGTTTTTGCCATATGTTCTCCTATCGTCCAAGTAAGAATTTCATATTTGCGGCACCAGAGGCACCGCCTGTAAAGTCCTTCAAATAAGGGGATACATTGGTTCCCCACCAAGTACCCGCTTTAGTTTCTTCAGGTTTTCTAGTCAATATATGCTGCCTAGTTGCAGCTTCCATTGCATTGGTATAAGAAGTATTAGCACGAGTTAATAACTCTTGTTGTATTAAATTTTTTGTCTCTTGCCTAACTTTTGGTTCAGATGCAATAGACAAAAGCGTGTCCGCACTTAGCTTTTTACGCATTTCATCATTAACGCCAATTTCACTAATAATTTTGGCGATATTCATATCAGCAACTCGCTCTTGGGTTTTAGCCAAATCAGTTTGAACTGCGGTATTTGCAGCTCCAACTGCTTTTTGTGCATATTCCCCAGCACGCTGATATGGATTAGTTTGCATAGCAATAGGTACTGCCGAAGGTGGAGAACCGCCACCTTGGCCATAAGCTAACATAGGATTAAGACCAGCTGCTTCTAAATCTTTAACAGTTGTCTGATAACGAGTTGCAAATTGTTGCGCATTAAACTGGTTTGCTTCATTCATCATCTGACGATTAGCAGCATTAGCGGAATTTTGACCAAAAACGTCAAAAACTCCGCCAATAGTAGCTCCAGCTACTGAAGCAATAATTGCATCATCTATACCAAACATATCAGAAATGGTCAATTAAGCCAGGTACACTGTACATTGGCATGGGTCGAGCTTTTTTGCAATCAAAAAAGCTATCAAAAATAAACTGTTGACCATTAGCAGCTGCACCTACAGCAACAACTCGGCTTACTGGCGGTGTATCTTGAATAAATGTTGTATTTAAGGTTGGCAATGATGTAAATTTTTGTGCCAAATGCCATCCATCAATTGTTCCAGCAGCAGTGGATCTGAATAAGCTGGAAATTCGGCTGGGATAGTATCTATACTCTGCCCAGCGTTCTTGGTAACCAAATACACCATTATCATTAGCATCACCACGTACATATATTTCCTTATTCAAAATAGCTTGCTCACCAAGTGTCGCAAAAGCTGGGAAATAAAAATCGTAACGTGTCGATCTTGACCACATACGAGCAAGGCCTTGCTGGTATGTAAGATCAGCACGTACAGCTACTAGACCTAAAATTACACCGTGTTCAGTAGCCGAATAAGTAAAGCCATGATTATGAGCCAAGGCAGTACCCATAGCAGCAAGTGTGCCCATAGGGGTAGTAGTTCCACTAGCGTTAGTACCCGACGTTTGAGCGATCGGATTAATATTAATAGGGGTTGATCCACCCCCGATGTATTCGGGACGCTGTAAGCGAGCATCAGGAGAAATAACACCAAAATGTGCCCTAATAATTTCAGTATAACGAGTACCTCCGCGTGCATCACGCTCAAGTAACTTCTGAATCTGAAAAGACTGCCGTAATTGGTTAATAGTAGCTGCTGTAGCTTGTGAAAGATCTGCATATAAAGGCTGATTGGGTGATTGTGGAGAAGAACCAACATCTACATAAACATTGCTATTAGCGCCAGATGTTACAAACGGTCTGGCAGTGCCATTACCGTCTTTAACAGTTGCATACGAAGTTGATGTTGCATTAATAGCAATAGGAGCAGACGTACCTAAAGGTAACGTTACACTTGCACCCTTCTGAGGCCATGGTAAAGCACTAGTAAAGTAATCTTTACGTTTACCTCTACGTAGCAACGTATAATTTGCTACGTTATCTGGACCATCACCAGTATCTACAGTAACGGAATTTTGTAAATTCTCGTCCCTAAACCATTCATTCCAAATCAAGTTATACGCACGAGGCCAAAAAGCGCAGTGGGATACCGTTCCAGTATTGGACACCTGTCCCACTGTGGGTAAGCCCATATAATCTTGTAATGATCCTATCGCGTATCCACCAGCTGGTGATACTTGTTGGGGTACAACATAAGAAATCGAACTGTCAGGATTCGCTTGTTGTCCCATAAATTTTTGCCAATTGCTCCAAATCAAACGATTTGGAACAAAGAAAAAGAAACTATCCAAATACATGTTATCCATGATTGGATATAAGGGTGTAGCAAGACGGGCAAATGCCGTCATATTTAACCGAAATGTATCACCGGGAAGCATCTCGTCTACATACACAGGTACCAAATAACCAGCATCAAATGTAGTTTTATGAGTTGATTGGCAATCAAATGACGACCGAGGAATATCGGCCTTTGGAATCATCGTAAATTGATGAACATCTACTGACTTATTACGGTGCATGTTAACGGGCTCCTGGGCTTATTCCGTCCCAGCTAAAGCTGAGACGGCTTGTTTAAATCATTCTTGGTTAATTTTCACTTGTTTACCCAAGGATAGCAACTTGGGTTGATCATGTAAAGTAAAAAGACCAGTGTTATCATCAAATTCTCCAAATTCATACAGATCAAAATCATCTGGATGATTAAATAACTGATTTTCTGGATCTTTTCTATTTACTTCGTCTGAAAAGCTGCGGATTGCAACTCCTACTGATGGTACAAACATTGGACGACCATAAGCATCTGCAGCCCGGTCTTTTACAGAACATAATACTAATTTCATGTGAGGCTCCTAAGTGAGGTTACGTTTTAATTTTTGAAGTTTTGCCTTGGCGACTTGCTCCTTTACAGCCAATCGCTCAAGGGTATTGTCTTCAAAGTGCAGTTTAGCACTTTTTTCACGAATGTAAAGCAATTCGTCAAATTCATATGGGTTATCTATTTTGTACTTTTTATCATAATACTTAGGGGGTTTGACTTTTTTTCCACGAACAATAACATAGTCGTTTGGATACACATCGGAAGTGTATTGCTTATACCATTCGTAACCAATACCCGGTTTTAATGACATCTTCGTAAACTCAGGTGTTCTATTAGTAATTTCCCCAGTATCTGGGTCAATTTCTTGATAATGCTCTGCAGCATTTTTTCCCGTAACCTTTTTCATAATGTATCGAGCCACGTACGCTGCGCTTTCGAAAGTAACGTCTCCAATGGAGGAATAACCAAATGGCCACAATAATTCAAGGTCTGCGGATCGATATAAGAGAGAATTAGCGGAAGTCCGTTTCCATAATTTCTTATCATCGAAATCGAGTCCGAAGATACACGCATGCCAATGCGGTCTCCCAAAGTTTTCACCATATTCTCCAGCCATATAATAACGTATTCTTCGTCCAGGATACCGTTTTCGTAATCTTTTAATAAAGAGCTGAAAGTCTCGATAGTGTAATGATCTATCGCTTGGGAGATGTGCATCGTCATAAGTGAGGGTTATAAAGCAGTTTTGTTCATGCATTTGAGCTTCGTGCATGCATCGAATTGCCCACTGACGTGAGCGTTCAAGTCTGCAGCCAACACATTGGCCGCAGGGTAAAGATAATGTTTTGACGGTGTCATGTCTTTTTGATTCATAAAAGACAATTGACCCATCAGCGCATTGATATGCGCTTAATGGATGATAACAAGGCATGTGAGGTACCCATTTTAATTAAGTTATAGACGCCAGCCGCCACGATGTGGGGCTTTTTGCATATTTGCAGCTTTAGTTTTCTTAGCGGTTCGGCGAAAAGTCTTTGCCGACTTGCGCTTATTTACAGGTTTTCTATACATCATTTTTAACTCCTCGGTTCACGTACATTTTCGGTTTGGTGTCACCTAGCACAGTTACATCAAGTAATGTAACTGTGCTACGGCTTATTCAGCCGCCTTTTCAGGTGTGACTTTCGCAGCTTCTACGACTTCGGCAGCTGCTTTTTCGACCAGACCAAGTTCCTCGGCTTCTGGTCGATTCGCTTCGTCATCGAGAAACTCGATAAGCTTCGCTGGGTCGTTATCAAAACGAGCCCTAATTTGAGCCGGTAATGACTCAAATTC